CACCAACCAATCTCCCGAACGCAACTGAAACAGATAGGGGGATTATAGAAATAGCTACGCAGGCAGAGGTTGATGCAGAGGCTGACTCTGAAAAAGCTGTGGTTCCTTCAACTTTGGCATCGTATGTAGATAGCAAGATCGGGGTAGGTACCACAAACAACATAGGAAGTTTTGGTCCTATTGATTATGCAGCATCAGGTAATCCAGCATCAGTAACTGGGACTCTTGCCAGTGTAGTCCATGACAGTACTAACAGTGATTCTGAAATATATTTAGTGACTTTGAACAATGCAATGAGCAATACTGGGTATCTAGTTAGAAGTTTTCTAAGATCTAACTCAGAAGATCTAAGGAATGCCACTGGAGCTAGACATATAGTTTGGAGGCCTATAAGTACTACACAATTCTATATAGTCATATCTGAGACCTTAGCGAACACTCAGAATGTAACTGTATTTTTGGAAGTGGTCGATATACCATAATAAATATAGTCGGGTTTGTTGGTTTTTCTCGGCTAAAATGGTGAGCACCCCTTCGGGGGTGTCTTGCTATTTAATATCAGTAAATGAATTTGGTAAATTATCAAAAAATACGTAAATTTGCATTTATGAAAAACAGTGAGTTAGTTTCAAGGGTTACGGGAGTCTTAAATTCGGTCAATAAAGATAGTAGGATACCTAAAAGGTTGGTACTTCATATTGCTACTGAAAAGGCCATATTTCTAATGGCCCAGAAATTTAGGGACAGAAGCTTGTTCAGGGAATCGAACATCTACAGGAGTGTGGATTGTGTGGAGCTGGTGGAGATCGATAAAGTCAGTTGTGACATAGTCGAGTTCAGAACCTGTAATACCGTAATGAAATCCAAAAAGAAATTACCTAGACTTATTTATTCTAGGTACGGAAGCTCTCTAAAAGAGGTCACGAACATAGACAGGGGGTTCGAATTCAACCCAACTACAATATCCAAATTCAGAAGGGACAAACAAAGGGAAGAGTTTGGTAAGGATCAGTTCTTTTATATTGAGGACAACTATCTTTACCTTCCAGAATCCAATGTGAAAAGGGTAACCTTAAAGCTGTACACACCTAATGAGTACGATCTTGTGATGTTGAACGGGTGCTCAGAGACCAAATGCCCTAACCCATGGGATATGGATTTTATCTGTAGTGATAAATTGGTCGATGTAGTGGTGCAGGAAACCATTAAAGAAGTGGGCCTTAGACTGCAGATCCCTACCGACGAGAACCCGAATATGGACTCTAACCAGAAGAGTAAAACCACAGCTTAATGAGGAACGTGATAATAGGAACTGAAGGCAAGGTCACCGTAAGTGATATCGATGCCTTTAGACATTACAGAAAGAACGCCAAGCACAGAAACATGGACAATACCAGTAAGGACTGGCAGTACAAAAAACTGATAGTATCGTTATATGGCAAGGTGGCCAGGGACTTGGTGGAAAAAGAAGGTGGTGTGTTCATAAAGGACTTAGGCTATTTCACTATTTTAAGACATCCTAGAAAACAAGTGGTAAAGGTAAACTATAAGGGTGGGATGGAGTTCTTCAATACGAAGACCAACAACTATTTATGGTTACCTACATTCTTCGGTTTCGGAGAAGGACGAGGTCTTTTGAAGTTCTGGACAATGGACAGGACTTTTTCGGACACCCATGTAAAACAAAAGCTGCATGAAAGACTGATCAATGGGAAAACCTACAAGACTTTTATAGCCACTCTATCAAGCCTATACCTATTTAAGAAATCTCAATAAATAGACATGCCACGAAAATATACTAGAGAGATATTCATAAAGAAAGGAAACGAGGTACATAACAACAAGTATGATTATAGTTTGGTAGAATATGTGAGTTCTAAAGTAAAGGTAATTATTGTATGCCCTGACCATGGTCCCTTTGAGCAAATGCCAAACAACCATTTAAATAATAAGGGTTGTCCTGTATGCTCAGGAAACGTAAGACATAGTAAAGAAAGTTTTATACAAAAAGCTATTGAGGTACATGGAGATAGATATGGATACGGAAGTGTAAAATATACAAACAATAGTACCGCTGTAGAAATAGAATGTCCTGAACATGGTAAGTACTGCCAGAAACCTGCTACCCATTTGTTAGGTCATGGCTGTAGAAAGTGTGCAAACCAAGACAAAAGAAAATATCCAAGGGATTTAATAAGATCTATAACCAAAGCTAGAAATTGTGTGTTCAACTCTTACAGAAGAAAAGGTTTTACCAAGAGAAGCAAAACTTCTGAGTTATTAGGATGTTCTTGGAAGGAATTCAAGGATCACCTTGAAAATAATCCATACAATTTCAAGGTCTCTGATCCAGACATGGACCTTGACCATATAATACCGATATCATCAGCGGAGACCGAAGAGGATATCCTCAAACTAAATCATTATACCAATTTCCAACTCCTCCCCGCAGATTACAACCGTTGGGTAAAATCATGCAAGTTGTTCGACAAACAGCATTTCGAGGGGTGGTTAGAAGAAAATAAAATTAAAAAATGAGCACCAACCAATTAATAGCCGAAATAACATCTGGAGGATTTGCACAATATCAGGAATCTGGTTTGGTGGATCCTATCTCTCTTAGAACTTGGATCAAGAACGAGCTAAAGAGGTTTGGTACAAACATCATGGATAGGAAAGAGACAATAATCCATGTCAAGGACAACCAAGCCCAATTACCTAAACATTTCTGGCAATTGGTGTTGGCCGTACAATGTGATATAAAAGCATGTGAAACGGACGATCCCAGCAATATCCTACAAAACAGCTTCTTCTACAAGGAAAGGGTAGAGGGAATAGAGGAGTGGAACAACGGTAACGAAAGCTACGAGAACCAGACCTACAAGTATGTTAGGGAGGAATATTACTTTCATGACGCCACGGCAAAGTTTTACTACGGAAACCCAAGACTGTTAAGGGTTGCAAAAGGGATCAGTAGAAGTGTATGTGCGAAGGACTGTCCAAACCTCAGTAGAAGATTACTGGGTAGAGATGCAAACACCATAAGTCTGGAACACAACTTCATAAAGACCGACTTTAGGGAAGGTACCATCTATATTCAATATGATGCACTGCCAGAGGATGCCAATGGCGATTTCTTCATTCCAGAGACCCAACACAATAGATTGAAGGAATATCTTCTTTACTACTGTAGGATGAGGATTTTGGAGGACGTGGTAATGGGGGATGACGATCCTTCCAAGTGGAACCAATTAAACTATTTTAGAGGACTTATGGATGACAAGTTCAGTTTGGCCCAGACAGAAGTAAAAATGGAAGCTCTTGCAAATAGCGACTGGAAGAGAAGGGTAAGAAATGACATGAGAGCCCAGACCCTTAAGTATGACTTAATGTTACCAACTAGGTAAAACTATCTAAATGCAGAAAAACAAGAATATATCCCTTGCCAAACAAGGCATGTTGAGGGATGCCGCAAAAGATTCCATAAATGAGCAGGGTTATACCATAGCCTACAACATGAATATGGAAAACCAAAGCGGGGAGCTCTACAAACTTAAGTCTGAGTTCTCCAATATTCTTGCGTCCAAATTTAAAGCTGGGTTTAAATTGATAGGTGGTGAGACCGATGACCTTAACAATAGGACCTTCGTGTTTTTGGTAAACCCGTCTACTAATGTTTCTGAGATAGGTACAATTGAAAATGACAGGAACATAACGAAAGAAGTCGACCAAATAGCTGGTTGTGTGGACTGCGACAAGAATAAGGTCCCTGCAACGCCGTTGGAAGAGGTTACCCAAACCGAACACCAGACCTATGTTACAAAGTTTGAGGATAGCTGTAACCAATGTCTTAATTTTGACGTTAGGTACCCTATCAAAAAGGTAGTTATCAAGAACGAGAAATCAGGAACAAAAGTCTTCTTCTCAGATAATTACAACCCACCTAGATACTTCGACGAAAGTAAGGAAACCTACTACAAACAAACTGGATCATTAGTGTGTGATACCGATACGGTTGAGGACGTTTGCGTTAATTGTGATAGGATGAGAATGTTCCCATTGGCCTCGCCATTGAGAATAGATCCAGATACATTGACATTGGGAGGAAACCTTAAGCTGGGGCAATACTCTTTCTATGGAGCTTATGCCAACAGTCTTGGGGAGGAGGCCAGCGAATACACTTCACTTACCAACTCAGTATCCATTTTCGACGAGAACAACAAAATCCTTACCAACATAGAGGAGCAGCAGAGAACAAGTTTTGCTATAAAGCTTAATATCTCTGACCTGGATGAGCAGTATGACTACTACAAGATAGCGGTTGCCATCACCAATATAGTGGACGGAGGTACAAGATATTTCGATATCGGTACTTTCCCAGTCACCAACACGTCCGTACTCTTCACTACAGAGCAGGACAAGAAGGAACTTTCCATAAACGACATCTTATTACCAAACCCCAATGTAACGCTCGTAGAGGGCTTTACAGAGGTAAACGATTATTTACTTGGTTATGGTGTGACCAGGGAAAAGGAGTGGAACCTACAACAGGTAGTAAACCTAATGGGTGGTTTCCTTAGATGGCAGACACACATTACAACTGAGGACGTATACGAGGACGGGGTAAATGTATCCAAATATAAAGGGTACATGAGGGACGAGGTATATCCATATGCCATCAGATTCTTCACCAACACAGGGTACACCACTGCCAAGTTCCCTTTCATAGGTAGACCAGCTACGGACACTGATC